CAAAGCGGCGTGTGACGGTGTGGTGGCGATTTTTCACAGCGCCATCAACACGCTGATCGCCCTGCTCAACAAGATTCCCGGCGTCGATATCAACGCCCAGTTTGGCGAGCTACCGGCCGGGCCCAACCTGGAAAGCCTGGAAGCCGCCCAGCGCGCGCAAAAAACCATCAACGCGGCGATCCCGTCCCTCTCACCTACCCGCGCCTCAGCGGTACCGCCGGGTGGCCTGCTGACCAGCATTCAAAACAGCAGCACCCAGAACAAGGGCACCCATGTCGAGAAAGTCGAGATCCACACCAGCAAGCCCCTGACGGCCCACGACCTGGAAGGGTTACTGGAGATGGCCGGATGAGTGAATACGTCGACCTGCTGATTGCCAGCAATGACCTGGTGCTCGATCCCTCTCACCAGCCACTGCTGATTGACGATCAGGCCTGCATTGCTCAAGACATCGCGCACATGATCCGTGACAGCGGCCTGCTGGTCACCCTGGTGGCCGAGCGCGACCCGCTGCGCCAACGTGATTGCCGTCAGCAAATGGAATTGCTGGTAGAGGCTGACGAGCGTCTGGTACCAGGCACCGTGAGGATCGTGCCGCAAGCGCCTGGGATTTTCCTGATCACCGCGACCACGGTGAAATTCGGCCATGTGAAGGTGACGGTGTGAGCGACGTGGACTTTAAAGAGGCGCTGCGCGAGGCGGGCATCCCAACCACCGAGGCCGAACTAAAAAAGGCCTGGGAACAGGAAGCCGCCGATCAGGGCAGCAAGATCAGCAACACCAGCGCTTATTCGCCGTTCTGGCGGATCATCACCGCCCTGGTGACCAAACCGGTGTTGTGGCTGGTACAGTTCATCGTCGACACCGTGCTGCCCAACTTTTTCGTCAAAACGGCCGTGGACGCCTGGCTGGACATGCTGGCCTGGGCGGTGAATGTCGAGCGCAAGGCGCAGACCAAGGCCCAGGGCGTATTGCTCTTTACCCGTGCCACAGCGGCCGGCACGTTGGAGGTATCCGCCGGCACTCGGGTGCAGTCGGCAGCGATCAACGGCCATGTCTACGAGCTGAAAACCACCCAGCCCGGCACCTTTGTCGATGGTGAATCACAGCTGACCATCCCCGTCGAGGCGATCGAGGCCGGCAGCGGCTACAACCTGGCGCCGGGGTATTACGCAATTTTGCCCGTGCCAGTCCCCGGGATTGTCCAGGTGGTCAACGCCGACAATTGGCTGACCCAACCCGGCGCCGACGCCGAACCCAACGACCAGCTACGGCTGCGCGTGCGCAACCAGTTCTCGGCGGTGAACCAGTACCACACCGATGCGGTGTACAGAGCGATGATCGCCTCCTTTCCCGGTGTGCGCCTGGACGGCGTGTACTTCGAGCACGGAGCACCACGTGGGCCGGGCAGTGCCAATGCCTTTGTCTTGTTCGAGGCCGGTGTGCCGGCCGACGAGTACCTGGTGCAAATCAACGCCTACATCCGCGAAGGTGGCAATCATGGCCACGGGGACGACCTGTTGGTGATGGTAATGCCCGAAACCCAGCACGCCATACAGCTGACCGTGTGGCCGAGGGCCAACTTGAGTAACGAGCAAAGAATCCAGCTCCAAGCGCAGGTCGAGCAGTTCATCCGCGCCGCTTTCCGTGAAAGCACCAGCAGCGACTACCAACCGACCCTGACGTTTCCCCAGTCGCGCTTTTCATTCAGCCGGTTGGGGGAAGAACTGCACGAACAGTTTCCCCGAATCGAATCGCTGCAGTTCGCCAATAGCGACATCCTCTCGCAGCTGAACATCCCGCGCATCGAAAGCCTGGAGGTGGTCCTGGATGCGTAAGCTCGATCTGCCCTTCTGGCTCAGCGCTGGCGAGCTCGCCAAGCTCAAGGCGGCCGCGCAGGCCTGGTGGGATACCGTCGAACGTTGGGTGCAGTGGCCCTTGCTACAGATGGTTCCCGAGCGCTGTCACCTGACCATTTTGGATCTGCTGGCCTGGCAGCGGGACATCACCCGCTTTCGCGGCGAGCCCGAGAGCTTGTACCGCTTGAGGGTCAAATTCGCCTTTATCAACTCGGTGGACGCCGGCTCCACCGCCGGGCTGATGCGGATCCTGCATCGACTTGGGGTCGGCTATGTCGAGATCGAGGAGCGCCTGGCCGATCGGGACTGGGATGTGGTGCTGCTCAAACTCAGTGACTCGCAGATCTCGGACAACCCGGAACTGCTGCGCGTCATCGTGCAGCAGTTCGGGCGCACCTGCCGACGCTATGACTTCTTGACCATCACCCCGGTGACCTTGCTGGTTGCCGCGGTCGACTTCAACGACGACCAGCAAACGCTGATCGCCACGCTGTAGGAGCCCTTCAATGGCTGCATGTGTCACCAAGGCGGGCGAACAGCTTATCGCCGAAAAACAAGCCGCTCATGAGGTGCTGGAGGTCAGCCGCTTCGTGCTGGCCTTGGTGCCGGAGTTGGACCCGGACGGCCCAGTGGACCGTGACGCTCCCAAGCCGCCGCCCGAACAAATCGTACACACCCAGGCGTATACCCAGAAAGGGTTCGTGAATCCCAATCAGGTGGTTTACAGCCTGATGATGGGCAGCGATATCGGCGACTTCGACTGGAACTGGATCGGCCTTGAAACCAGCGAAGAGGTGCTGCTGACGGTGGGTTACGTGCCCGTTCAGCAAAAGCGCAAGAACGTCCCGCCTCACCAGATAGGCAACAACGTTACGCGCAACATGATGTTGGTATTTGACGGAGCGCAGGCACTGACGGACGTAAGGATCGACGCCAGTACCTGGCAGCATGACTTTACGGTTCGCCTGCAGGGCATTGATGAGCGTGAGAGGTTATCAAACCGGCAGGTGTACGGCCGGGCCTGTTTCTTTGGCGACGGGTTGCTACTGGTCGCCGGGGCAAAGAGAAGCTATGGACTCAACCCTGGGCTGGCCTTCCTGGAGGGTATCCGCGTCGAGTTGCTGAACGCTCTGCCCATCACACCGCCCACGCTGCCCACCAAAGCGTGGCTGGACGTGTCCCTGATCCGCGAAGACAACAGCGCTCGAGCGGCCTATTCGGTTCAATGGGGCGACAACCTGACCGACTATGTCGACAGTGCTGGCGCGCCGCATTACCTCATCCTGCTTGCCGAGTTACCCAACTCCGCGACGGTGTTGGACAAACGCACGGTCGAACAGATCGATCGCCCCCTGGTGCAGCACTTTGCGGCGCGCCGGGGCGACTACGCGCAACTGCGTGCCAGAGCCACCACCAAAGACGACGTGGGCTTGGATCAACTTCCCAATGCCAAGAGCGACGACCCTGCGTCCAACAGCAGCGAGATTCTGGCGACCACGGCCGCGCTGAATAATCTTGACCAACAGATAAGTGACTCCCTGGTGGGCATGGTCGCCAGTTTCGATATGCAGACCGCGCCGCCGGGGTGGCTCAAGCGTAACGGGGCGAACGTTTCACGTATCGCCTATGCAAAGTTGTTCGCCGTCCTCGGAACTCGTTACGGAGCAGGTGACGGCAGCACTACATTCAACATCGGCGACAGTCGAGCGGTGTTTGTTCGAGGCTTGGATGATGGCCGCGGACTTGACCCTGGACGCCAGTTGGGTAGCACTCAGCAAGGGCAGAACGCCTCACATACTCATTCGGCCTCAGCGACGGCCGCTGGCGATCACACCCACAGCGGGTCGACCGCCATCGCTGGCGCTCATACCCATTCGGGGACAACGCTCAATGCCGGCAGCCATACACATAGCGTTTCGTCAACTGCCAGTAACGTCCGCACTGGGTACGGAGAACAACCCACTTCAGCCAGTGTTTCCACGATCAATACGGCAGCGGCCGGCGATCACACACACAATCTTCAAATCAACGCGGCCGTTGGACATACCCATGCGGTAACGGTTGCTGCTGCCCCGGCCCACACCCACACCATCAGTGTGCAGGCATCAGGCGGTGACGAGCCCCGCCCCATCAACCAAGCCCTGCTGATTTGTATCAAGTATTGAGGCCCCGCATGCTGACCAAAACCGTGTATCAGACCAATCATCTCGGACTCTACGTTGGTCCCGCCATCGCCGATGAATCCCCACTGGAGCCTGGTGTATTCCTAGTGCCCGGTGGATGCGTCGAGATCGCTCCCCCCCAAGCCCCTGAGCACAAAATCGCATGTTGGGATGGCGGACGCTGGCAGCTGTTGGATTACTTCAACGGATTGATCGTTTACCACACCTCAAACGGTGAACCGTTGACCCTGACCGGCCTTGGCCCCATCCCTCACGGCTATACCGTGCAACGACCAGAGCCAGGGCAGATCTGGGTCGATGGCCGCTGGGTGGACGACCTGGATACGATCCTGTCCAAGCTCTTCCAGCTGAAACTGGAAGTGATCAATAGCGGCTGCGCCTGGCACATTGAGTCGGGCTTCTACTCCGACGCCCTCGGCGAGCGATACCGGTACGACAGTACCTTTGCAGACCAAATGAATTTGACCGGGTTGATCCTAAGCGGGCTCGACGCGCTGTGTGCCTGTTACGACAGCGATAGCGAAAAAGCCTTTCGCGAGCACACCGCCGATCAATTGCATCTCGTTGGCCGCCATCTCGTGGCGCACAAACAAGCCGCCCTGCGCCAAGCCCAAAGCCTTAAACGGCGCCTGGGAAATACCCTAGACGAGCGCGACTTACCGGCCATGCAGGCTATCGAGTGGAGCATGCCGGCATGACCTGGGCACCAGTCGCTATGCGCTGGCCAGCGCAATCAACAAAGTGGATGGACGACCTCGGTCCCGCCAAGGACCTGGTCGGTACCGAACTAGTGGACACCGCCCAGCGCCTGGCCGACCTCGACGGGTTGGCCACCACCCAGCCAGGGCCGGTGGGCCCCGCCGCCAAAGCCGCAGTCGAAGCCGGGCGTGCGGCTATGGCTGGGCAACTGGGGCAGGCGCCCGCCTGTATCGTCGTTACCCCGTTCCAGAGTGGTGTAGGCCAGGGCCGCGGGTACCATCGGTTTCTATCCGCGCCAAACCTGGTGCAGTTACTGGCCGACAAGCTGCTGGAAAGCTCCAACGCTAGCAAGGCAGACGCCGGTCAATACGCCCTGGCAGTGATGTTCCTCGCCACCCGTTACGATCAGTTGGCCGGCACGCTATCGCGCTTCAATGCGCTGATGCCGGTGCCGGAGCTGGAACGTAGCGAGAAACGCGCCCGACACCTGTCTCGCCTCGAGGCGGAAAAATGGGAATTGCCCAGCGCAGCCCCACTCCCCCGCTGGAGCACCTTGCCGCTGGAGCGTTGCACCCTCACGAAAGCCGCCAAGCAGGCGCTGTCAGGGCAACTGTCGGCGCTG